CTCTTATACTTTACCCCCTTACTCAACATTAACGCTAACGCCCCCATAAGCCCTCATACGGTCACCTAATCCGCAGCCTATCATATGTCACGATTCGATAGCGTCGATTTTGGGCGATTCTATGCCGGTCTGCGTCGATTTTTTGATTAGTCCAAAACGCACAAAATAACCACAAAATAGTCGGAATTAGTGGTCAAACACTGTTTACATAGTCGATTCGATAGTATCTAATCAGACGCATCACTACCGATAACGGTAGTGCTTAACCTTTAATTTGGAGATATGACAATGACAATCTATAGAACTGCTAAATACAAATTTACTATCGACGCACCCGCTGACCGTACGCGCGAGGGATTCGATATCATCGTTGATTCTATTGCGTCCGATACACACGGTCACCGCATAGGACGGGTACGCGTCGCTAATCGTACCGATGAGAATGATGCATTACATGCTGCACTTGCTGATCGCGCACTGTACAAGCTACGATATCGCATCGCGTTGGGCTACACATCCAGCGCACAACCTGAACTAATAGCGGACGTTGTGCAGTGGATAGCTAGCAACTATAACAAGTCCGTACGCATCGTGCGTAACGCCATCGAATCTTCGCGCCTAGCTAACAATACGGTGCCACTGGACGGACGACAATCTGACTGGATACGCACGCTGGACGAATTGTCTAGTGATGGATTGCAACACCTAATTACGCTGTTGTATGACGACGAAGCGCACCCATTCACGCACCAAAACGGCGCACCAATGGACGTTGAAACAATAGCGGTTAAGTACCTAGCAAACCGCGCGCGCCATCGGTTTATCGCCCATGCGTACTATGGGCAACAATCCAGTGAGTACGGTTACACCGGTACGGATATTTCGCTGGATACACCGGTAGAATGGACGGAAATAAATGATATCGAATTCAGCGAGTTACTCGAAGAATTAACCGACGAATTGACCAACGAACAAGTCGAGATTCTAAACCAACTAATAGCGGGAGAATCCATGCGTACCGTAGCGGGTGGCGCAGGAAAAAACCACGGTACACTGTCTCGACTAGTCGCACGAGTGCGCGCCAAATACGTAAGCATAGATGGCGTCACAATGCCGCGTACGTTGTCGCGATGCGATGGAGAGATAACACCCGCCGCTAACGACTATAGCGTATATATCAAATAGCACGCACGCCACAACTCACACCCGTTAGGATTGTGCCTAACGGGTGTTTTTTTATGCGCGAACATATCAACATATACTTATGTGTTGATGTATTAAAATGATACACTTCTGTTAGCTTCTCACGTCCACTCTAACGCACGCCAATAGTCGATAGGTAGTAAACCCCATTAACTGCATCGCATCGCGTTACAACGTATGCTAGGCACCTTAAAACGTATGCTAGCAATACACTATATGCGCACCTAGCATATATAACTTCTATATATAGTCGAGTGTTTTTAAATATTTTTGTTTTTAGCGCACCGCTTTATAACCTACACGGTTATAGAGTGTAAGCGACACACAACACACAACGCACAACGCAACACAATACAACGTTGTTTGTTATGTGTTTTTGTTTCGCATACAAAAAAGTTTTTTAATTTTTAGCGCACCACTTTATAACCTACACGGTTATTAAGTGTAAGCGATGCAGCAATGCACGCACAACAATTGAACGAGGGGAAACAATGAGTTTATTCCTTATATGCGGGTCAATCTTATTCTTAGATAGGGTTGGCAAGTTTCTTGAAAAAGCTGAAGCTACTGACTGGTTCACATGTCGTGACCGGCGGGCTGATGGCTGGAAAGTGAGACGATAATTGGAAGGGGACTGGCTGAATGTTTACCGACGAACAACTACTGGCGATTGTCTTTCGCTTCACCGTGTGTCAGGACGATACATCCTTCACCACATGGGAGACTGCCATCGAAGAACTGAAGCGGCGTACTGGAAGGACGAACAGCGACTTAATCCAAGATGCTGTTCGACAAGAGAAGGATTTTCGTGCAAGGTTTAAAGCAAAGGGGAAATGAAATGGAAAAGCTGGCAACACCAAGACAACTGTGGGCTTTGTTCTGCGGAACAAAGTGTAAGACAAAGGGGCTGAGTATCAGCAAGGACAAAGCGTCTGACCTGATTGATGCCATGAATAATGGTGAGGCTGCACGTGTACGTGCCGTGCTGATTGATGAGTACGGCTGCGATACTGCGGGTAACTTGCCGGTATCCAAAGCTGAGCGTGAAGCAAAGCACCAAACGGTGTGGGATAATGCTTGGGCTGCGGGTGTCAAGGCTGCGGAGGCTGCAACACCTGCACCGATGCACATCCCCGGGTATGCTCCCATCACTGAGGGTGTATGTGGATTCGCATGGGTAGAGATTCACCCTGCTACGTCTAGCTTTGCCAAGTGGGTAAAGGCTCAGGACTTAGGCAGGACTAGCAGCTATGCCGGTGGTGTTCACGTTTGGATTGGTGACTACGACCAATCCATGACACGGAAGAAGGCACATGCTATTGCTATGGGCAGGGTCATCCGTGAGGAATTGGACATCAACGCATACGGTGCAAGCCGTATCGACTAGCACAGTTATTATTCTACCCTGTCGCCATGCTCCGAAGGCGCGGAACTACAGCCGCTGGCGGCAGGGGTTTTAAGCAATCGGCGGTGGGTGTACTAAGTCCGAGCCAGACAGGCAGGCGTACTAAGTCCGAAGCCGCCGGTTATATTTCCCCGTGGGGTAGCGGTGTGTTGCCGCTGCCCCTCATGGGGAGAAACACAAGGGGAACTAACATGGTAACTGCTATTGAAAAGTTTCTTAGTGGCAAGCAACTGGAAGGTAAGCCAGTGCGGGTAGCTGATACTCGCCTGAGATACTCACCTGCCAACAGCAAGCTGGCTAAGATGTACGATGACCCTGAGATTATGGAGTTCTTGGGGAATAGAAAAATCTACTCACTGGATTTGCTAAGCGGACACACCTGCCCGTTTGCTAAGGACTGCCATAGCAAGGTAGTCAAGCATCGGGACGGGAGCAAGTCCATCAAGGATGGTAAGCACACACAGTTCAGGTGCTACTCAGCATCACTCGAACTGGCACGGGATAATGTGTATCAGTTACGCAAACGTAACACCGATGCGATTACATCGTGCAAGGGTGTTGATGATGAGGTAGCCGCTGAGATTGCGTTCAACCTGATGAACAACTCGCTGCCAAGTGATGCCGGTATTGTACGGGCACACACTGGGGGCGGGATGAAGTGGCGATGGTACTTCATGGCATGGATGAAACTAGCACGGGCAAATCCTGACATGTTGTTCTATGCCTACCTCAAAGCACTGCCCTACTGGGTAGAGTTTATCAATGAGATACCACGGAACTTTGTACTCACTGCATCACGGGGCGGCACGGCTGACCACCTGATAGATGAGTACGGATTACGTGAGGCACAGGTTGTATTCGATGAGGACAAGGCTGCCGAACTGGGGCTGGAGATTGACCACGATGATAGCCATGCTTGCAAACCGTGGCGTAGGGAGCAATCGTTTGCTCTATTGATTCACGGGGTACAGCCTGCTGGTTCGGATGCTAGCAAGGCACTGTCTAAACTGCGGAAGCGAGGTGCCAAGTGACAGTTGATGACCTAATTGAAATGTTTGGCTTAGAGTGGGGCGATTACGTGGAGTATCTTGAGGAGGTTGAAGATGAGTAAAAGCATTTCACTTGGTGAATTTGATATGCACGACCAAGGGGTTCTTGCACCTATGATTCAAATGTATCTCGAAGAAAAGGGGATTTTCGCAAACACTTTCTCTTACAGTATTGAAGTTGACTATACGGAGGAGATTGAAGATGAGTAAAGTTGCAACATATCACATTTCGTCGGTACTTATGAATATCTACCGACACTTCCTTTGGCGTTGCTGGCAGGAGGAGATTGAAGATGCCAAGATTAACAACTAAGCAGAAACAGAAGATCGAGTCAGCACTCTATACGCTGTGCGATTACCGACAAGTGGCCAACCAGTGGGGCTGGGGAGATCGAGTCGGTCTGATCCTTAAGGAATTAGAAGTGGCACTGCGTGAAGATGCTGCAATTCCTGATAGATACGATGACATGCTGACTGATGAGGGTGACCTGACATACAAGTCTTTGAACCCCCTGCCAACAGAGGAGGATGAAGATGAGTTACAATCCGGCCAGTCATAAGGTAAAGAGGGCAGACAAAGAAGAAGCGTTAGCACGCATAGACTTAATCATCAGAGACTGTGTGAACTGGGAGGACTGGGACACAAGAGACGAGCATAACTGGTGGGCACTTGAGACTCTTGCAAATCGGGTTAAGGAATTTATTAAGGGGGTGAGTGATGAGTGAATTCAAATCGTTTAATCATACTGCGGAACACTACACACAGCATGATGTGCAATTGGTAGGCGGCACTGAGACTATCTCGGTACGCACACCTAACGGGAGGCAGATTACCTTTGCCTTCCTGCCATATGAGCGGGGCATAGGGGTCGAGCCTCAGTGTGTGGACATTGTGTACCATCACAACGGGGACACCATTGGTACAGGCTTTGACAATCAGACACCAGTGCAGGCACCCATCGTGTTTGGTAAAGGGACAACACCCTACAAGTACGACGGCAATGCTGCACACAAGCCATCCATCGTGACTGTCCTGATGGAAGAGGAAATCAGGATGCTGTCAGACTGTGATGCTGATGAGCGTAAGCACTGGAAGTTAGAGTACTCTCTTGAGGTGGGCGATGAGACACAGCGTCGAGAATGGATGACGTATTACTCAACGAAAGATCGTGCTCGTGAGTGGTTTGAAGCACGCAAGGATTTGTTTGCGGGTCAAGATCCGCAGTTAGTGGAGGTCAAAGATGAGGAAGGTGAATGACAATCATGGACGGGAACACACTGTCCATGCATGGTACATCTTAGTTAATGGATGGGAGTACTATCAGACAGAGCCAGCGGACGAAGAGAATATAGCCTATGGTTTTGTGCATGGGCTTGAGGATGAGTGGGGATCTTTCTCCACTGATGAGATGGGTGAGTACATCTTGGCACACGCTAAGGGTGATGAACTCAATGAGATTCGCCCACCAATTGGTTGGTCATGGAAGGAGGAAGTATGTACATCGTCAGCGTGAGTTACGACTACGATCAGGTGAAGGTTGGCGATGCAATACAGTACCGTCCTTCATGGGGTGATGATCCACCTCGACTAGCAGCTGTTGTGCGAATGTCTTTGGTTAATAACCCGGGAGATAAAGAGGATGGGCAAGACATTGAATCAGCTGCACGTGAATTAGTGGATGCACAAAGAGTGGTATTTGATTTAGACAATGGACACTGGTGCTACTCAAAGCAGGTGGACGGTGTCGCAGTAAGGGAGAACGTAGAATGACAGAGCAAGAATATCTTAATGACGCTATAGAAAACTGTTTGAACAATCGCAATGGGCGGTTGCACTGGACGCTTGAACGAGGGCAAGGACAGACATATAACTCTGGCCTGCCTACACTCTACGCTCATGATAACTATCCACGCTATAGCGTGCTGTATGGTAAACAGCGTAGGCAATACGTCCACGAATTTGATAGCGTCGAACAGGCGATGGAGATGCTATCTGGACACCGCATCATGCGGTATCTAAACAACATGATGCAAGGTGGGACAACACACATTGATGTGGATATTGTAACCTCCCACCTGCCAGATACACCGGACTGGTAATCATAACAATACAACATCAGATGTGGCAAGGAGCCACTGCCTCTGTCCCTTTGGACATGTCTTGGTGACAGGCACGCTTTCCTCTGCCTCTATCTGTGTATCGGGTTGATGTCCCGATCAGCTGTACCCTCTATGCATAAGAGGGCGTGAGGCTGTGTGCTGAAACCGTATGGCCACGGCAACAGTAGCATTAGGCTAGGTGAGACTACAGTGTTTGGTTGTAGTCCAAGACCGGAAACCAAGTGGTGGGTATTAGCATACCCTACTACGCCAAGTCGGTAAGCCTAGCTGCCTTTTTAATCCGGCGGTGGTAACCCATCGCTCCCGATTGTTAGGGACAAAAGCATTAGCACAAAAGGATTTTCTTTTTACTTTAACACTGGGAGAAACGGCATGGCTAGCATAACACAGTATGTTAATTGGGATGCGTATGGAGCGGACCAACTGATTGCATTCGTCAAGGGTCTAGATGGGCACACCATCTTCAGCCAGCAAATGCTAGAGGAACACGGCATCTCTGAGCCTGACCAAGAGTTGCTACTAGAGTATACATACTCTACAGGATTCGCATGGAACGATGAGTATGATGGACGCAGGTACATGCGTGTGGATCAGGATGTCTACGAGGCAGTGCGTGACCTCGTCGCTGGATCGACAACAATAAACGAAGTCGATGTTATATTGCTAGGCTTTGTCAAAGACTATGACCAAGTCAATAAGAAAACATTCACGCTGGATGATTACAAGAGCACGCTGTTCAGTGACGGCAAGCCTGTGGGAATGTTGAGTGGTGTGTATGGATTAGATGTACTGCGTAGCATCGTGCGGTACTACAAGCTAGAGGCACCAGTCAAGATGGGGCGTGGCTTCCAAGCACGGGAGTACCAGTCAGCAATCATCGAGCATATAGAAACTAACTTAACAATTACGGAGGAGTAGAAAGAGTATGGATTTTTTAAGACAAGCCCAAGCAAAGGGAAACATGTTTAACTTTATCATGTCAGTAGCGGAGGCGGGATGTGGATATGATGGAGAGAATCGAGTACCAGTTGATACGATTCTTGAGCAGATTGATGGAACACTGGGCAACCTAGAAGGCATGCAAATGTTCGGTTTGCTTCGTCTCGAAGATGGTCATGTTCAGATCACAGGTGAAGGAGTAAGCCTGTTGAAATCTACTTATGGCGTTGCATCACCAGAAGGATGGACTGATGGCGATTGAAGTTACAGTCTGGACATTCATTGGAATCCTGATAGGATTGCATTTACTAAACGAGTGGCTCCACTCGACAAGCTGTTGCGATCAACAGCAGGGGTAGCCCATTAGCTGGTGGCTTTGTAACAGCTATCAAGTTGTCATAGTGACACTCCAAAAAGGGTGGGTGGCTGTCATACCACCCACCCTACTTTACACGAGGGGACAGTAATGATACGTGTGGCACTCGCCTATTTCTTGGGCACCGTCATGGGGATAGCCGGATGGCTGACTAGCAACAGGGATACCATGATCTGGTCCGCCAGCTTCTTAGGTTATGGATTGATACTAGACTTGGCGATTGATTGCAAGCGGAGGAAAGCAAATGAAATACAAGAAGACAAAGATTAAAGAGACGATGATCTCTGTGAGGACATCGTGGTTCACGGAAGATGGGATGTATCAATTAGTTCAGACTGCCATGAAAGGTAGAGACCGTAAGAGATACCACGTATTAACACGCACCCATGATGGAGACTGGGTGGATCTAAATGATACGCAGTACAGTACGATGCTGGCTGCGGAAGGTGCTATCGAAGAGCATAGGGAGAACTTGAAAGATGAAACGTACCATACAACTTAACGCTACCCTGATGGACAGGGCTAAGATTGTGGCGGCACACAAGGGGATGCCACTCAATGCGTACCTGACTCAGTTGATTGAACTGAATCTACCCATCGTAAAGGTGGAACTAATTGAACCGGATGATGAACGGGAGATGGAGTTCGCTATGTCCATGCAGGACAACGAGCCACCATTCTAAACGCAAAGGAGACACGGATGTTTCGCAAGCCCGATGACCAATGGGAGATACGACGAATGAATATTGAATCAATTCCTTATGACACACTGCCTGAACACACACAGCATACGATGCGTGAATACATTGAGAAGGGGATACCGACAGGTGGCTTCTTTAAGGCGGTGCTTACCAATGACCTGAGAGGTGCATGCAACAAGGCAGACTCGCAGAACAAAGAACATATCTTTGACTACGTGTACTTCCTGTATAACTACGCACCCGCATCTTGCTGGGGTAACCCGGAGAGGTATAAGCAGTGGGTCGAGGGTAAAGGATACGCCGGGCTATACGCTGAGACGGCAACCGCATAGTAGAGTGAGGACCCCATCACCGGAAAGTCTTGTTGACCACTCCGACTTTCCTGCCTTTTGTTTCATGGGTGCCGGTGGTGGGGTCAGGCTACTATTTACAAAACAGCAAAACGCTGTTACCTTTAAAGGTAATACTGATATCGTTAGTTTAAGGAGAGATTGATGGCTGACATCAATAGTGTATCTGTAACTGGGAGGCTTACCCATCCGCCGGAAGCACGGCAAGCGGGTGAGTCACAGGTTGTGAACTTCTCTATCGCTAGTAATGACTGGCGAGGGAAGCGAGGTGAGGTGGCTAACTTCTTCCGATGTGAAGCATGGGGAGCACAGGGTCAGGTGATACATGACTACTGTGATAAGGGTAGTCGGGTTGGTATATCCGGCAAGCTACAGTACGACAAGTGGGAGAAGGATGGAGAGACTAAGACATCCATCATTATCCGTGTCGATAACGTGGCACTACTTGATACCAAGGGTAGTAACCAGCAAGAGACAACGGCCAGTAGTCAGCCGCAAGAGGCGACTGACCCGTTTTAAAACCTTCAAGAACAGGGAGAGCGACATGGGCGTTTTTATTATTGTTAAGAACTGGATGGCAGACACGATTGATGAGACCATTGGACCCTTCGATACCCGAATCGAAGCCAAGCAGTACATCGAACGTCTCAAGGGAACTGGGTTTAATATGGACGGCGTGCAGTTCAGCATGCAACTCGCCACTCCACCAGCGGCTCACTGGACAGCATGCCAGCTAGACATGATGTTAGGAGAGTGAGTTGAACTACAAAGTTACCAAGCACCCACGACACAAGGTGGGTGAAAAGATTATCTGTTACTGGGAACACACGAAAGATGATGTTGCGAAAGCAAAGGAAGCATTTAAGATGGGTGTGTCTGAGGATGCACTGAGTCTATTGCATGAAGTCTTTTGTGTGGGAACACTTGTTCGCAGGAATGATGCTACCATCACCCTGAAGAATGATGAAGGCGAACACACTTTACCTGTGGAAAATATTCTGTGTGTGCAACACGAATAAAATTAACCGCTGCTCAGTGTGACTACGCTGACTCAGCAGGCAAGAGACGCCACGAGTTTAATCGTGACATCGGTGCCAAGGATGCCTACGGTTTTCATGGTGACGGACTCAAGATAAACCTTGAGGGTACACGAGCAGAACTTGCGGTGGCTGTTGCTCTGCAAGTAGAGTGGATTGATTTTAGTGAAGACTATCACAGCATCGTGGCTGATGTCGGTAGCTGCTATCAGGTACGCAGCACCACACATCAGCATGGCAATCTTATCCTGCACCCCAAGGACAGGGATGACCAAGTGTTTATCCTTGTTCGGTCCCATAGATATCCTGACATGGAAATCGGTGGGTGGGTGTATGGGCGGGATGCCAAGCAAAAGAAATACTGGGTGGATGGCAAGTACCATCCATCCTTTTCAGGGAGGGAGTGCTATCTGTACCCTGCCTCTGAATTAAAACCCATGAAAACTTTGCCCCGAGAGGTGAACGATGACGGAAGAGAAAGCTGTAGCGACAGCAGAGAAGCCAACACGTCGCAAGCGAATTACTAACAAGGAACTAGAGCAACGTCTGGATGCTCTAGACGAGCGTGTCTCAGCAGATCTGGAGACAGCGATGAACCTTGCACGCAACACCTCTGAGCAAATAGAGCAGGTGCAGCAGGCTCTGATAAGGGTGACTGGTCAGTGGGATGCCGAGTTAAATACCACACGTCAGGCTATTATGGAAATCGCCGGACGATTAGAGATGATAGCTACTGCTATCGGGACCGTAGTACCGCCATCGCCCCCGACCGCTGAGTGATGTGTGTGTGGGTGCCCTTGATTTGAGGTAAGTCCTTCCTTCCTTATCGGGGGCACCCTTCTTCATTGTAGGTCACGCCAATTATTGAAACGAGGACAATATGCTTTACGGGTATGCAACTATATTTAAGGGGCAGTTGATTAGCGAGAAAGAGTTACAGGTTATTGAGGTAGCCGAGTTGCTCGATGAAAGTTTCGGTGGCCTGTACACAGATTCGTTCAGGGATCACACACCCCCGTGGAGTGAGCGGCCAGCAGGTGCTGTGCTCATGTCCCGACTTACTCGTGGAGACATGGTCATTGTCCCGGAGTGGAAGGATATGTTCCGGGATGCTGATGAGGTAGGCAAGGGTGCCATACGATTCAAGGAACTAGGCATAGACCTGCACTGCTTACAGATAGATGCAGCACCACGATCACCTGAGTATCAAGAGAAGGTGGAAGCGTTAGAACAGATGGCCACTATTCGCAGCCATTATGGCGGCCTGATGCGTAGACTATCTGTTGAGGAAGCAAGGCGAACGGGTGGTATCATCTCGGCACACCCACCATTGGGATGGATGCATAAGGATGGTAAGTGTTTACCATGCCGTGAAGAGATCAAGCAGTGCAATGAGATATATGAACACATCAACAAAGAGGGCCTGACTATTCAGGCAGCGTACCGTATTGCAGTAGCAGAGCAGTGGACACGTAAGTCTAATGGACGCAAGATAGGCAAGAAGACAATACCACGTATCATTAAGGCAGTGGAGGAAGGGTTTCCTGATCGGTCAGGACGCAAGCCTGAAGGCTTTAATGTCGTCAACCGTACACGACAACACGACTCGTTTATGAACACGTAACTGAGGTACAATAAAATGGGACGTTTAAAGAGACAGCGTCGTGAGCAGGACGCTAGTCAACCGACCGAAGCACCCTCGCCTAAAGAGAATCAGCAAGAGAACAAGCAAGAGGTTAGAGTAGAGAAGAAGTCGAGCCGATATTCCTTTAAGGTTGACCATACCAATGCTAAGGCTATGCTTCAGCAGGCGAAGGCCAACAAATGGAAGTGGCTTAGCATACTTATTGGCGCCGCTATCGCAGCATACATGGCATTCAAGTCCAAGATCTTCGGAGGTTAAGATGGAATACTTAAAAAGTTTACTCGGTGATTTCCTGAACGCACTCAAGTCTAAGCGTGTGGTTACTACCATCGCAGGTGGGGTGCTCACAATACTTGCAGCCAAGTATGAATGGATTCCTGCTGACAGGATTGACGACATTGCCACATTCATTGCCGCACTAGTGGTGGGAGACTCGCTACGGGCAACGAATCCAGATAAGATAACACAGGACGAATAATGAAATCGCTTCTGGTGGCAATGGCTCCATCCCTATTCGCTGCGTCTGACGCAATAACGAACTTTGACTGGGGAACCGTGTCGGCCACTGGCCTGCTTGGCTGGTACTTATGGTACACAACTAAGGTGGTCATGCCGAAACACCAAGAGCAAATCACCACAATGCAGGACAAGTGTGCCGGTGAGTTACGTTCACAGCGTGACCACTACGAAACGCTGCTGGAAGAGCAGCAGAGTCAGCACGCTACACGGCACAAGGAAATACTCGATGCCCTCAAGCGTATTGCCGAACCACTTGACACATAGTACCGTTAGCGGTAACATTGCAGATATGACAAAGAGAACACTTGAAGACCTGATGACAGTGCAGGAAGCCGCTGATGCATTAGGCTTGACCGTTGGACGGATCAGGCAAATGCTGAGAGCAGAAGTCATCAGGGGATTTAAGATGGGTCCACGTATGTGGGTTATACCAAAAGAAGAGGTTATTAATGCACCATCTCGACGCAGAGGAAGGCTACGAGAGGAATCGAATGCTAGTCCTGACAAGGAAGGTTAACGAAACTGTCATCATTGGAGATGACATACAGATTACCATAGCGCAGATCCTACCTGACAGGGTACGGATCGGGATTCACGCACCGGAGAACGTAGCCGTTCATCGCAAAGAGGTGGCAGAAAAGATTGCATCTCAATTAGATGATGATGAGCATACTACGTAGTGAATTCTCGATAGACCCTATCGAGGCGGAGAAAGCAGGCAAGCGTATAGCTGCTATGCTGATGCGTGGCAACTTCGAGGCAGCACATAGAATAATTTCTATGGTAGAGTTTACTGTACAGGACAAGGCAAACAGTCAGCTGTTTGACGTGCCGCTGGCACAGTCAGAACTGCCAATAAGAACATTGAACCTGCTTGAAAGGCATGGAGTCATAACCTTTGGTGACCTGTCGGATAAGGGAGAGGAATGGATTCTCTCTTTAACTAACGCCGGTGAGGGAACGCTCGAATCAATCAGGGATGTTCTACATTACGAGTTGATGCGGCGCAAGAAGTAATGGGCACATGGACCAGTCGCAGCGAGGTCCTATGCGTTATTTCTTTGAATACTACGATTCGTTTGACGACAACGGAGACTACGTCCACCGGATTGTCACTTACTTTAAGCAAGGGGAACATTACGCATATGTGTTCACGCCGGACACAGCATTTGCATGCATGACGCAGATCTTTTCGCATGCCATGGACAAGGACCTTAACCTGACGGTTAAAGAGGCCGAGGCAATATCAATTGTTATGGAGGAATTAATAGATGACGAAGACTTTATTGGTGGATTGTGACAGCCCCACCTACTTTGAGATGCCAGAGGTATCTAACAGCGCCATGAATACCTTTCGGGGTGAGGGGTCATGGTCTTACTACCACAAGCATGTGCTGCGTGATGTGGATTCCGGCATCAGTTCTGATGCACTACGCAAAGGCTCAGCCTTTCATGCGTACATGGAGTTCTTCCATACCGCAGATGATGACAGTGACATCGACCACTTCATCACAGTGATACCTGAAGAGATAGATGGTGAGCCTCTCAACATGAGAAAGAAGGCACACCGAGAGTATGTGGCTACCTATAAAGAACAGCCACAACCATGGGTGACACATGAGGAATTTATGGGGCTGGGCCAGATGGTCGCAGCAATTCATGACAACCCACTAGCCTTTGGCTTGCTTGCCAAGAGGGGACAGTCCGAAATAGTAGCAACTAATAGCATCGCAGGGGTAGACTGCAAAGCTAAGGCAGACCTGTACTACCCTGACGATGGTGTCATCATTGACTTCAAGACTACCCGCGTCCATGACCCTGAGCAGTTTGCAAGGGAGTCGGTATACAAGTATGGGTATCACCATCAGGCAGCACACTACCTCGATGTGTTTGAGGCACAGAAGTTTTATATCATTGCAACTAGAAACAGTGAGCCGTTCGAGGCTCAGGTGTTTGAATTCAGTAAGGAGGTGCTCAACACAGCACGACACGAGAACGTATCAGTCCTTAAGAAGATTGCTACGTGCAATACATTTGAAAGCTGGCACACCACAGGGTGGGACAGCGTAACCTTAATCAGCACTGGAGCATAGGGAGAACCACATGCCCACCAAATTACCTGAGGCAGGAAGCAATGCTTACAAAGACCCGATGAGTCTTTGGGAATCTGTATGCACAACCGATCCTGCCATAACTAAGCGTGTGAATCAGCGTGGTGGATTCACAGCGATTGATGCACAGGCTCAACTCAAGGATGCCACTAAGATCTTCGGACCTTATGGTGTGCAGTGGGGCCTGCGTGAACTTAACTTTGAGTACATAACAGATGGTGAAGGCGGTATCGTAGAGGTGGCATTGGCAGCTACATTCTTCTACCCCTATGGTTTCTTCGAGATGAGTAACGACATGCGTTACCGAGCAGGTGATGAATGCCGAAAGAAACTTATCACTGATCTCAGAAGTAAATGCCTATCAACATTAGGATTTAACTCCGATGTCTTTGAAGGTAAGTTTGATGACAATCGGTATGTTCAGAAGGCTACCAAGCAGGCAACACAGAAGTCTGAACTTGATGATAAGTTTGAGCGTGCATCCACTGCCATCCAAGAGGCCACGGATGATGAGCGATTAGCACAGATCATGCAGGGTGTCGAGGCGATTGCATTCGCGGACGAACAGTTGACTGTACTCAAGTCATTGTATAACAAGGCAATGGAGCGAGTGATCGGTGCAACAACAACTGTTTAATTTTAACACACAGACTAAGCAGCAAGTTCCAGCAGTAGTAAGTCACACCACTCCGTCTGGATTTGTCGAGCGTCCCTACCAACAAGACGCTCGGATTGCTGTGCAGTCTGCTTTTGAAACTGTGGACTCAACCATTATCGAGATGGCTACTGGTCTGGGTAAGACGGAGATCTTTACCCAGCTAATGAACCAATGGGAACACGGAAGGTGCCTCGTCATTGCACCACAAATAACCCTTGTATCTCAAGCGGCGAAGAAGATACAGAAGCGAACCGGTATTCTCCCCGGGATTGAGCAGGCCCATAACTGGTCTGATGAAACTCCATGGGGGCGTAGTAAGTTTGTCGTGGCCAGTAAGGACACACTCTCACGTGGACGCTACGAACGTATTCGGGACGTTGGGTTAGTTGTGGTGGACGAGTGCCACCTCTCCATTACACGTACTTGGCAGAAGATGCTAAGTCATTTCCTTGCCGATGGTGCTAAGGTGCTGGGTGTTACTGCTACAGCCAAGCGACACGACAAGAGAAGTATGCAGAATCTATACCAAGGATGTGCTTTTCAGTACGGCATACGCCATGGTGTAGATGACGGCTGGCTCGTCCCCGCCGAGACTAGTTGCATACAACTTGAGTCGCTTGACTTGTCCCGTGTAAGTACAGTCGGCACCACCATGGGCAGGGATTTTAATCTAAAGGAACTCAACACCCTGCTTGAACGGTACGATACTATCTATGAGATAGCTGACGTGACTGCCAAGGAGACACGGGGGTTGAAGACAGCGATCTATTGTTCCAGTGTTGAAGAGGCTCGGATGGTGTCAGAGCGGCTGAGTGACAGCTATGGGATTCATTCAGCATGGATCTGCTCCGATACATCAAGGCTACCTGTGGAAGAAAGACATGCGGCACTCAAGTCGTTCACGGAAGACCCGAACGGTGTCACACATCTGTGCAATGTGGGAATCCTAACAACCGGATGGGACTTCCCTGAACTACAAGCCATTGTCATGGCACGTCCCACTAAGAGCCGTTCCCTGTACACCCAGATCTTTGGACGAGGCACACGTCCACTAGAGGGTGTCGTAGACTTTGCGGGTAGCTGTGCCGAGTCTCGTAAGCAGTCCATCAAGGACAGCAAGAAGCCTCGCTTCAAGATGATTGACCTTGTAGACGGTGCGTTATCACACAAGATAATGACTTCACCAAATGTTATGGAGGGTCACTTCGATATAGATGTGATCGAACGTGCTAAAGAGATCCTTGAGGATCAGACCGAGGACCTTGATGAAGCACTGGCGGAAGCTGGGAGACAGGTTCGTGAAGAGCAGATGCAGAAGGATCGGGAGGAGCAGGCACGCATAAGGGCTGAGGCACAGTACCGCAAGATGTCTGTCGACCCGTATTCTAAGGGCTTGTTCGACCCTAAGCCGAACAAGAAGAAGCGAGGAGCACGCTTCCCCTTTGGACGCTACAAGGGAACCCTCATCCGTGAAACACCTGACTGGTACTTAATAGGCTGCATGAGTGACAAGCCTAAGGTAACAACGCCTTGGCTCAAGCAAGCCATCCGCAAAGAATTAACAAGGAGAAATCATGACTTCTGATACAGAACAAGAAATCTGGTTCATGCTACTTGGGGCAGCACTAGCCAGCAAGGATGCACGTGAACGCATCTTCAAGTCACTAGAACCACACGATGCCCCTAGCCCACCAATGCAGAATGTATTTGCCTGCCTACAGCATGATGACCACGACAAGATACACGAATGCTTTCTGGATCTTGGATTCCGCACCTCGCCCAGAGGTTCTATCCTCGGGCAGCTAGTAGACCGACTAAGAGATCACATCTTCCAATCAAGCGTTAAGAAGAAAATGTTCCTTCTGTCCCATTCCACAGGAATCGACAAGAGGCACATGAAAGAAACTCTAAAGAAAATACTTGACGATTTGGAGGATTCAGAGGATGATGATGCAGAGGGTAACTGACGATAACGGTAATTCTCACTGGTTATTCTTTGGGGATAACATGGATGTTCCGCTGATGATGGTCAGCAATCAACAGATGGCACGATTAATGGAGGCTGTGCTAGAGGATGAGGACCTACAAGAAGACGAGACTGAGGAGGATAGTTGATGGCGACACGATAGATGTCGTTGTCGATCTAGGCTTCAGGGTTACTACGGAAGTGCGTGTACGCCTGATAGGTGTTGATACCCCTGAGCGTGGAGAAGATGGATACCATGATGCGATTGGTATCCTGCATGACCTGATGTTCAAGATATGCGACGAGGATGGTTGCTTCGTAATGTCCACTGCCAAGACTGGTAAATACGGACGATGGCTTGCCCACATCGACGGAGTGACAGATGAACTGGGTGAGAGATGGCCATACCCCAAGGAGAAGTAATGCCGGAAGAACGCAACAAGGGGTGCAACCACTACCAGAAGAATGCTATTCAACCATGGGATATCATAGACGCATACCAATTAGACTTCTACGCAGGCAATGTAATCAAGTACCTGCTTCGCAATGCACCCGGAAACAATGCACCCAAGCACCGGGTTGATGAGTACATCCTTGAAGACCTACAGAAAGCACAGCACTATCTTGCTAAAATGATAGAAGACAGAGCAGGGTCTCAAGGAGGGTGCGATGAAGAAGTTTAAGATGCAGGCAAAGAAATGTCCGCGATGCAAAGATGACCTTACCTTCATTGATTGTATCGACGGGTTACTTGTAGATGGATCAAGGAGGAGATACTCTCGGTTTAAATGCCAGTGTTCCCCATCCCTAGCCATTAGTGTGGAACGAATTCTAGTGCAGCCCAGAAAGAAACATGAGTAAGAATTGTAGCATCTGCCAATATCCAATACAGATGGAATCAGATGAAGAATATATTCTAGGGAATTTCGGAATCATTCCCGTCCTGTTCTGTCGTGACTGTTATGTTTCGATGGAAGACATGGTGCATAAGATATGCCCGTGTCCACACTGTGAAAGATATGCTGACGAAGAAGATGCAGAGGAATCTATGGGCGAGTGAGTTCGAGTTCTGCTGGGTATGCGGTGGCAAAGACTATCAAGGGTGGCCACTTGAAACCCATGAGATAGAACGCAGAAGTCATGCCCCTAAAACATGTATGCATGAGTGTAATTATTTTCGCACCTGTAAGAAATGCCACATGGATGACCTCGCTGCCATGCCACATGCACAACAATTAGCGTACAAGAAGGAGTATGACCCGGAGCGTTTTGATCTGGAGCAATGGTTGCGACTGCGTGACCCGGAACTAAGAGCACCCAACCGGGTGACCACGGAGGAGGTAGACGAATGGAGTCGAAAGCTATTTCCATAACACTCAAGTATCCACCGAGTGTTAATACTTACTGGCGAAGCATAGGGCGTGGACGTGTTATCATCTCCCGTAAGGGTAGAGAGTACAGATTGCGTGTCATTGAAGATGTCTTAGCTGAAGGAACGCCTACCCTTAGCGGTAGGTTAAAGGTTAAAATAGAGGCTTACATGCCTGACAAGCGCAGGCGGGACCTCGACAATATAACTAAGGCATTGCTGGACGCACTGTCCCATGCCAACATGTTTGAGGATGACGAGCAGATAGATGACCTGCACCTGATACGGATGGGTGTAGAGAAGCCCGGTCGTGTGGAAGTTACCGTAGAGGAAATCGAAGATGGAGATACTGATTAAGGTTGGTGACTCGGGGTCACCCACTGGATATAAAGATGGCGATATCGTCGAGGCGTTTAGTACAGATCGTATTCTGAAAGCTAATGCTGAAACGATATGCTCGTCAACTGAACGCCAGTGGGATGATGTATCGGGACTCAACACAAGCGGCACGATTCACGAAGCCCGTTTGATTATTTCCTCAGAGTATAAGTTCGTCCGCACTGGTAACAATGTAGAGAGAACTAATCTTATTACCGGAGAGGTTACTGTCCACAACAAGACAACCGATGAACGCATAGATGTAGATGAGTACTTAAGACGACGACTCAGATCCGCTAGCCATAATATATTTGGCGGTACAGGTTCAGAGCATTGGTATGGTGGGTCTGTCAATTATGATGCACAAACTCTATGGGATGAGATTGAAAGCCTGTCTGACAACCTCAGACTGAATCATAAGCATTGGCCACTCTCGATAGCAGAGCAGACATTTTTCTTGCCCATCTCATGTTGTGGGCATAATGGTCATGAGGATGATATCTCTAATCCAACCGCTAAACTGCGAACACACTCTGTCGATGAAGATAACGGCACACCTGAACCCATACCAATAGCCCGCAGAGAATGGATGGTTCCTTACTGGGACTTGGCATCAGATCTTGGTGTCAATGTTGACGAGGTAAGAAACTCTGGAATGACTGTTGATGCACGCCTAGATTCTGGCAGTCCGCACCTTGATGACATTGAAGTTAATAAAGTAACAGGTGGTCTAATCTAATGGCAACTGTAACAACTAGTATTGGTACTAATACAAGCATCGACACTGAAACACCTAGCAGTGGCTCAGGCTCCAATCCATACACAGTAGCATTTGGCACAGACCCAAGTGGTGTTAGCGTTGGCGACTCCGTGCATTTCGACAATGGGATGGGCACTGTATATGTATATCTAGTTACGGGCATATCTGGCAGTGACTACACGCTCAAGTGGATATCGGGTGGGATGGGTGCAACAAACCCATATGGCATTACAGACATGTCATATAGCCAAGCAGCGGGCGTGTTCAAACGCACTTACAGCACTATCAGTGCATGGGAGAGCGACCTAGATAATACGAGTTATTACTCATCAAGCGATCATGCTGTCGGTGAGGCTTACGACGACTCCGTTTTTGATGAATATATAGTCATCGACAGCGGAGGCACGGTTGGCCTATCGTCAGTCAAATTGACCGTGCCTGAATCTGAGCGACATGATGGTACAGCAGGCACGGGTTCGAGGGTTGCATACACGGGCAGCCAAAGCAGTTCATTTAGAATCCGTCGGAGTCAGTGTACCGTGGAATGGATTGAACTGGATCTCACTGGCTGCGGATCAGCGGTTTCGGCTGGCTTAAACCTTGGATCAAATTCAACCCAAGACGTTTATGCTACAAATAATATCATTCATGGCATAACGACTCAGAGCACCCACATCCATGGGATCTATGTCTGGGGAACAGGTGATTCGTCAAACACTCGGCATGTGATGAATAATCTGGTCTACAACATAGACAACTCATCCACCTCGAAAGACGCTTCGGGCATAACCATAGCGTCCGGAAACTGGGGCGTATATCTGTACAACAATACGGTCTACAACGTAATAGTAGACGGAGGCGATACAGCCCACGGTATCTCAGTTAACGATACAGACTCGTTCCTTAAAAATAACATATCAGCTAGAGCGTCAGATGACTGCTTTGGAGAATCTGAATTTTCTGGATCTACCCATGACTACAACCTCAGCACCGACGCGACTGCAACCGGAACAAACTCTGTCACTGGAGAAGCATACGGAGACCTGTTCGTTAATGATACGGCAGGTAGTGAAGACCTTCACTTGAAGGCAGGTGCCGATGCCATCGGGGCCGGAACAGACTTAGGAACATCGCCAACTAATGTTAATATAGATATTGACGGACGTGATCGTGATTCATCTGGTGACACGTGGGACATTGGAGCCGATCAAACAGCGTCAGCCTCAGTGAGCGTACCGATAGCCATCTTTTTCACAGGAATGAGTACATAATGGCAACTAGAAACGTAGAAATGACAATTACCTATCTCGGATGGGATACCTCTGCTAATGCAGGCAAGACCGGGGATGTAGGAAATCATACGCTGCGATGGGTTAAAGATGGTACATCTTCTGCACCCACCAATAGCGCCGCTGAGGTTGATGCTACAAATGCACCCGGCATATATAAGATCACAATGACAGCCACTGAAACAGACGCCAATATTGGTGTACTGTGTGGCAAAAGCAGCACTGCCAATATAAGCATTGTTCCAATCACACTACAGTTTGAGAGACTACCCGACGCTGATCCCGCTGCTAATGGTGGACTCCCAACAGTGGATGCCAGTAATCATGTGAATGGTGTACAAGATACACTGAGTGTCAATGTTACGACCATTGAAGGTTCTGACGCAACGGATCAAATTAATGCAGCATGTGACACTGCACTTTCTGATTACGATGCTCCAACCAAAGCAGAACTAGATTCAGCCTTTACGGAAATCAAAGGTGGCACTTGGTCCTCATCTACCGATACGCTAGAAGCTATCAGAAATAGAGGTGATGCGGCATGGATAACTGCTAGCCCACCAACAGCAGCAGCCATCGCTGATGCCGTATGGGACGAAGCAACTAGTGGTCATACATCATCAGGAACATTTGGTGAGCAAGTTAAAACAGACATTGATGATATTCTTGCTGACACAGCAGAGATAGGTTCAGCGGGTGCTGGACTTACCGCAGTCCCGTGGAATAGTGCATGGGATGCTGAAGTGCAAAGCGAGTGCAATGATGCACTTGTGGCGATAGGGTTAGATCACCTTGTAAGCGCATCGGTAGCAGGGTCTGACGTTGTGGATGACTCAATCATTGCTAAGCTAGTCAGTAAAGAAAGTACGGCAGACTGGGATGACTTCGCTAACACAACGGACAGCCTGCAAGCTATCAGGGATCGAGGAGATACATCATGGACAACCGGCGGTGGCGGAGGAAGCTGCCCATCGGCTGCGGATATTGCCGATGCTGTATGGGACGAAGCTACGTCTGGGCATACTAGCAGTGGTTCGTATGGTAAGGCATTGTCTGATATCCTTACGGACACAGCTGTTATCGGTGCAGCAGGAGCCGGTCTCACTGCGGTCCCATGGAATAGTTCGTGGGATGCGGAGGTACAAAGCGAGTGTAATGATGCTTTAGTTGCTCTCGGTCTTGATCACCTTATCAGTGCATCAGTAGCTGGTAGCGATGTGGTTGATGACTCAATCATTGCCAAGTTGGTTAGCAAGGAAAGCACAGCTGATTGGGATGACTTTGTAAACACGACTGATAGCCTTCAGGCCCTTAGAGATAGGGGTGACGCATCATGGATAACCGGCGGAGGTGGAAGTGCTGCTGACATTGCGGATGCAGTCTGGAACGAAGCTGCCGGAGATCACACCAGTTCAGGATCGTTCGGCAAGTATGTCGCAGACATCCTGACAGATACAGCGGTCATCGGAGCCAATGGTGCTGGCCTGTCAGCGATACCGTGGAACAGTGCTTGGGACACAGAAGTTGAGAGCGAAGTCAATGACGCACTTGTGGCTTATGATCCCCCGACTAAAGCTGAGATGGATGGCATGTGGACATCAACACAGACAGAGAGTTACGCAGCGGATGGCGCAGAGGCAACACCTGCACAGCTGCTATACATGATCCTTTGTGCAGTCAGCGAGTTCTCGATATCTGGCACGACGATCACTGGCAAGGAGGTAGACGGCAGCACGACTGCTATGACTTGGACAATCAATGATGCAACCAGCCCAACCAGTAGAACAAGGGCTACCTAATGGCGATAAAAGATTTAATTGGACCTAGCTTTGTTGGCACCGAGACTATTGAGTTTATTGTTACTCGTGGACTCGGTGTATCCGATGTATTAGCAACTGACCCAACATATATAGCATCACACCGATATGACTTTAGCTACGATCAGTACATCATTACACAGAATGATGAAGGTACATTAAAGCTAAACAAGGGTTATACATACGCCGATCCAGTTACACCGGGTGCAACCGATGTCATTGGTGGCATGAGCCTAGAGCAAGGGACGACCGATAGCGTCATTCACCAACTCGGAGACGGGTCTCTGAAGGTATCGAAGGGAACCTCCTGATGACCGAGGTGACTGAGGAGCCGCCGCTGGTGGAGTTTGAATTCCTTCTTCTTCTTTGGCTCTCTGACGACTGGCCTTAGAGGCTTCACTCTGAAGCTGTTTATACAGTGCATACAGTGCCTGTTCTTCTTCGCTCATGGTAGCCAATACATCATCTGGAATATAGATATGAGTGAATGAACGGACGTTTGGATTCTCACGCAACTGCGCCTCAATGGACTCTTGTTGTAGTCGATATTTAATTCTATCCAGATCTACATCTTTGATTCTTATACCTGTTGTGGCTGGCAGTAATCGTGCAGCTAGATTCAGAAGACTACCCTGCTCTCCTGATATCGGACGGTTCGGATCGGTTAATGTTCTGAGTGTAGAAAC